ATCGTGATGATGTTCCTTTCTTCTTTCATCGGTATGCTGTTTTAAGGTGACTAAATGGCTCGGCAGATGTTCTTCTCCATCTCCTCCAACTTGTGCGACAAGGTTTCCATGTCTTGGCTTATCTTCTGGGCGGTGATTTTGGCGTATATCTGCGTGGTCTTGATATTCGTGTGTCCCAATAGGCGGCTCACGGTTTCGATGGGTACGCCGTGCGACAGAAGCACGGTCGTGGCGTTCGTGTGGCGTGCCACATGATAGGTCAAGCGCACCTTGAAACCGCATTGTCTGCCTATCTCTTTGAGTATCTTGTTGCAACTGCCGTTGCTCGGAACGGGAAAAACATGACCGTCCCTT